CCAGCGTTGGAGGGCCCTCTGTGGAATTCACCGCCCTGCGAGTCGCTGCTATTTCCATTTGCGATGGCCCGGTTCAGGCTGGCAAAAGCTGCGTTCGCCGTGTAGCGCACGCGCAAGAATTCCACGGCGTTGGGAGCGATCAGCTGCTTCTCAGCTTGAGCATGCATGCCCATCCCCGTCAATGTGGACGCAATCAGAAGGGCGCCCCAAACATCGCGGGTGAGCGTCACGGAATCATCTCCCAAATAGTCAGCCGCCAGCCCGGGGTCATAGCCGTGGACAGCTTGAACCTCTCGCCTTATCACAGTGTGATAGTCTTTGTTGAGCGTGCAGTTGAAGAACATCGTCGAGCGCCAGCCAGTCCACAACCCCCGAAGCGTCTGCTCCATGCCATCTCGCGTCCTGCCTGAAACCCAAGCATTGAGCAGCGCCGCCGCACACCACTCGCCGGCTTGAGCCCAAATGGTGCTCATGGCCAGCGGCGGCCCGTACGACGACATGCCTTGCAGGGCCCCCGCGTCCAGCAGATCGTGCATCACGTCACGAAGCACGTCGTAGGTGTGCTCAATGTTGAAGTCTTCAAAGTCGTCACCCAACACGCACACCTCGCCTTTGGCCTGTCGCTGCATCCAGCGGATGCGGCGCAACTGCGTGGCAATCTGCTGCATCTGAGTTTTTTCCAGCACCAGCTCCGGGTCGCTGCGCACGGCGGCACCCTCGACACTGCCAATGAACACGTTTTCCATCAGCCAGTGCACGAGATCGCCGGGCAGCAGCAGCCGCAGCTTGCCTGCTTCCAGTTTGTCCACCGCCTTAGTGCGCATGTGCGGCGCGCCCCCCAGCTCCTTCAGCACCCTATCCTCGTTTATTGACATCAGCCAAAGAGTCTTTGTGACTTTGTCCAGTCTCACAGGGCGCCCATTCCATTGCACTCTAAGCTTGGACAACTCCTTGGCCGAACCTGTGGCGCCGTGAGCAGCAGCATTGGCTAGATACCCACCCAGGGTCGATTCGCCCCCGAATCGGGATGCCAGCCCTGAAACTGCGCTGGTCACTCGCTCGCGTCTCGCACTTTGCAGTTCCCGGCGAAACTCCAAACCATCCGGGTCCGATCGGCTGATCAGATGCAGTAGCCAACCGGGATCCACGCGCTTGTCAATGTCCTCATCATCAAGCAGATCCTTGAACCACAACCGCCCCACCAGCAGGTGACAATAAAGCAAAGCCCTCGCTTGCACTGCGCTGTGCGCTGTGAGGCCCAGTGGCGGGCACCATGAGTCGCCGCTCCTAAACACGGATGAGTGCACAAGCTTAAGCAAGTCGTGAGCGCGCTTGATGCCCTGCCGCAAATCGCCCCTGCCAGCGAGCTTCAGCAGCACGACTCGCATCGTGCCGCTAACCAGCATCACTTCCATGAAGTTGACACACGCCTGCTCCCCCAGCCCAGTCATCTGCCTCAGCAAGTCGCTCACCCTGGGCAAAGCTGGGAGCGTCGCCCAACCCTCTTCCATGTGGCTGCACTTGGCAGGACAGTTCATTTCTGACTGCCTCACCTGGTTGTAAGCCCGACATATGGTAGATAAGCGCAACTTCTGCCTGTTGCCCAGCCCCCCAGTGCACTGCGGAAACAGCGAACCTTCTTCCGCGCGAGTGAGCTGGTCGCTAGCGTTGAGTCTGTCCAAGAGAGCGTTTACAGCGGCCTCATCCAGCGCAGGCCCAGCCCGCGTGCCGCGCGAGGACACATCCGATGTATAGCAAATCCGCCCGAATTCAGTTGTTGTTTTGTTTTTGTTTTTTTGTGTTTTGTTGTTGTGATTAGTGGCTGGCTCCGCATGCGCCCGCGCTCCAGCACGACCTTCCGCTCCATCGTGCAAACTCTTCCTAAGCTCAGCCCAGACGCTAATATGTTCCCGAGCTGCCAGCTCGGAATACAAGTGCGTCGGCGCTACGCCGAAGGTGTGTACGTACCACTCGACAAGAGTGGTCAGCGAAATGTGGTTGCGATCTTTGCAGCATTTGAGGTGATCCTCCTCCAAGCGTGTGATTCCGCGACCCCCTGGTCGGGTTTCCCACCTGTTGCTGCTAAGCTCACCGCGCCTGGTGAAAGCGCGGGTCAACCCAAAATGGTCTGCTGGAGCGGCGTTAGCGCTCAGACCTTGCCAAAACCCGGCTGAGGGGAGCCTGAGCCCGCCCTAGCTTGGCTAGCACTGTCTCCAGGGCTAATGGATGAAGCCGAGGGTGAACCGCCTCCTGCCATAGTGCCGGGTGGGGTTATGTCTTTCGCTTCCGCCGCCGCTTGAGCGGTGGCGGCCGCTGAGGTCGCCTCGGCATCGCGATTACCGCCCTTCACTTCGGTTTTGGCGGCAGATTTAGCTTTGTCCGGCTCGGCTGGTTTGGCCTTTGGCAAGACCAAGGAGTGTAAGGTGCTGACCGTGGAGGCCAGTCTCGACGGGCGTTCCTTGCCGTCGCAGTACGACTTGAGAGGGGTGGAGGCGACTGGCGCAGCGGAGCGCATGGCGCCCCAGACACACGTCGTGTGCCACGTGCTGTGCAGCCAGTCCTTGACGCCGTTGGCGTCCAGCTCAGGGGTGGCGCCGAAGAGCCTTTCCATCTCAAAGGAGTTGAGCCCACTGACGTTGCTAGTTGTGGTCCCGGTCCACAGGAGCCCCACTGTGGTGAACAAGCGCTCGGTCCTCTTGAACAGCGTTTCGCCCTGCTGCACATAGGAGACTTCACCCTGAAAGGGTTGGTTGCCTCCTGCAGCAAAGGCTTGGCCAGTTGCAAAATGAGTGCTCGCGGCGCCAGCTTGAAGAGGGCCCCAGGCCCTGAGAGCCCCCCTAGGGGTGCACAGAAGCGGCGGGCCACCAGTAACAGAAGTAATTATCATCTGAGCGCGCGAGTGAGTCACTCCCATGAGAGCGATTCCGGGGATGGAGCCGAGGGTTGGATGACGCTGGTCTCCATCATAGTAAACGCGACTGAACTTGTAGGGGACGTCAAGCAGCAGAGTGCGATTGTCGCGGGGATCAAGGTAGCGCAGCTTGATAGTGGCACTGATGCCGGCGAGCGAGAGCGCCCCCTGCAAGAGGCCGAACCTGTCGTCTCCATTAAGGTCGGCAAGGACGGCCTCAGAGCTGAGCTTGCCGAAGGTGGAGCCGGCCGGCAAATCTAGCTGGCCCTTGGCAAACTGGTTAGCAGACGCGATGACCAACTCGCGCTGCTTGTGGGTCAGGACGATGGGCACCATGTCGTAAGTGCCGTGCGCCCTGGGAGCACTGAGTTGGCCGCCTTGTCCTGAGTAAGCAGGCTGAGCACCCAGCAGATGGGTGACCGCAGTGCTAAATTCAGAGTAGTACCCAACTGCGCGTGTGTCACTGTCCGCCTCTTCGTGCAACTCCCAGACGCGCGACTGATCCTCAGTCCAGCCCGTGCCAGGAGTGTTTTGCCCCATGCTGTTGCACGAGCAAAGTCGGCGCCCCTCCATTATTATATCTGACACAACGCGCATGAGCAAGGCTCGAACGTGGTGCCAGCGCCTTGCTGTCTCCTCATTGCCCAACCCGCGCAGTTGTGGGACACCCGTGGCTGCAGCGGCTCTGCCCTGGGTGAATTGAGCAATGCCTTTGCCTTGCCGCAGCGTGAGGGCTCCCTCCCACCCACAAGCCGTAACGAGGCAGGCTCTGTCGAGCCGGAAGGCTGGCGCACCCAGTGCTACTCCCCCTGCCACAGGCAGAGGCATAGTGGCGTTGGGACCGCCGCCGTTGATCCAGTTGACGAACGGGTCGGCGGCGAAGCACGTGCCACAAATGGCGTCAAGCTCCGACACCGTCAGAGACGACACCACATACGTGGCGCAGTGCAGAGCAGAGTCGTACCCACTGGACATCACATGTGTCCACAAGCCGTGCAAATTGGCCGCCAAACGCGCGGGTGGCGCGGGGTGTCCGTTGTTCACCGCGGCGCTTCTGTTGCCCGCTG